CTTAGCAATCTTACGGTTGTAACGGGCTATTCTCATTAATAATAAAGATGAAAGTGGTACGGACAAAGGTTCAACAATGGTGTTTTCCTTCACCTCCAATACACCAAGGGGTTGGATATCCCTATTCGGGTCACTAGGACCTCCCTCCTGTCTTGCCTAGACAGGGCCCACCATACGGTGGTAGTTCCCCAATAGCAACGGGGTAAAAGATTTCCTTCTTTTCATCAGCCATTTCGTCATCGGACATCATTTGGACTGATTCTATGCTAGAATCACGGGCGGCCATACGGTCACTCTTCGCAATATAAGCGATAGCATTCCTATAAGCTCTCTCATTAACTTGGGCGGCACGACGGCCGGCAACATCTTTTTGCTCAATCAAGCCCTCTAAGGGGCAAGAAAAGAGTAGATCTATAGTTAATAGTTTATAGGTGGAAGAAAAGGATTCTTCTAATTTGTAGGTTTTTCCTAATACATCACAATTTTCAAAAAACACTGGTTTAATTCCAGCCTGGTCCAAACGTTGGAGGACCAATTTATGTTGCTTCCATTGAGCACACTGTGATTGCTTAATAACTTCAAAATTCTTATCATGAAGCATCCTGTTTTTTATAACAGTACAAGAACGACGATCAAGATCAGAGATCTCGTCATGGGTATCTTGGGGTAAACCCAACCCACCTAGCCATTCTGGAACCATCCAGGGTACATTGAATTTCTTCAATTCAATGTTATTAAGTTGTATAAATTTCCGTTTAACATTAGCCCACAAACGTGGCGGACACGAGCGCTTAAGCTCCCGACACAGGACTCCTAACTGGGAGTACTGGTGACAAGAACTGGAGCCCGTAGCGGCCGATCGTTTCTGACCATGTAATAAACCAAGATTAATATACTTACGCTCAACCCAACTACTCTTAAAGGAAAAAATAGTAGAATTAATGGTACAAAAATCACGGGAAAAGTAGGTCTTTCCTACACTACTTTGGAGACCAGCATTAGCTGTAACTGTCTCCCACACTGACCTAATTCTTGACTTTAAGCCTTTGAAAAGGCAGTCATCCCCATTAACAAGTAGGGGAGCCAAATTGGACTTTCGAACTAATGAATAGTTCTCAGAATTAGAAACCTCCATGGCATAGCGGCATAAGGCTGCATTAGCGATACAAAGAAAAGGGAATGATATTATCGAACCCATCAACTGACCCTCCACTTGGTCGTGGAGTTCTCCTTTATGTTTAAAAACATGACCCGTAAGGGCTTTAAGGATTAACAATCTTAGATCACGGAAGAAATTTTTGGGGTAAAGCGCTAATTCCTCACTACTCACATTACTGTTAAAGCAGTTCATTATCTCTTCACAAATAGCTTCCGAAGTCCACGAATGTAGATTATCGGTTGAGGCGACATAGTCCCCCGAGACGGCAATTTCGTCTTCTTTCAATTTGCCAATACAATTATCAATATCTTCAGGAAGGACATAACGTCCGATTAAAGCGAAGACCTGATGCTTTTTTAGCTGCGCCCACAGTAGGCGTTGTAACGGTTTAAGAACCGTATAGGTCAGTGGTGGCCCCTTCGAAATAACTCTAACCTTTAAGGGCTCAGAAAGCCCAACGGGAGACACCTCCGGTCTTTCGACCAGGGCTCTCTTAAAGATATCCCGATATAGGGAGGCCCACCTAGACCTCAAACGAGTATCGTCATATATGACAAAGCTATTCTCCTCAATTAATTCACAACCAAGGAGGTCTTCTTCTTTTTGAAAATCTCTTTTTTCTTTTTGACCTTGGGTAAAAAACATTTGTGGGATCTTGGTTCTGAAACCACCTGTTAATATACCTTCATCAAGAAGGGATCCTTCCATACCGAGGTTAAACTCGTGGTACAAAGTACCAACGGCTCCACCTTTCGCTCTGCTGTTAATGTAATTAGCAGAGGTTGAAGGGAAAAAAGGTTCAATAAAATCCTCATAGGATGGTTTAAATGAACCAAAGAGTTCTCGTACTGTACGTTGTAACTGAGCTATAATCATGTCTTTTGAACAATCGACAAGCGGGAGATCGCAACCCCATTCACGATTAATTGGGAAAAAATCAACATCAGGAAGGACAATGTCGTCTTTCTTAACCGTCAACTGTTTCACCGTTTTATCGATGGCCGAATCAATCATTGACTCGGGAACAGAGGGCATACCCTTTTTTAGCTGCTGTACTGTATCAGCAAATTCCAGGAAGAAGTCTTCAGACTCTGAACGCAGAGCTTCCAACATCTCTTTACAAAATCCATTTAAGAGGTTACACGGTTTTGACAACCATTTCCTCACAGCCCTATTATAAACTGGGCAAGGATCTTTCACCACTTCGGGTCGTGGTGGGATTTCTTCTTTTCTATGGAATGAGAAGAAGGCTGCGAATTTCCACTTAAGAATTTTCGCCCATGAGCCTTCACCATTTTTTGACACCACTCTTAACAACGAGTGTGTGCTATTATATAAGTCCCAATTGGCACGGAGAGTCTCTCGCCTTTCCTGACGATTAACATTTTTATTACAGAACCAGGACTTATCTTGCTGTGTGGCCTTTTTGCCAAAGAGCTCATAGAGCTCATAAATTCTTTCTACAGCAAGTTTTACATTTTTTACTTCCTCGATGGACATGGAGTAGACTTTACCTAACGGCAAGTCTGCTTCCAGGAACTTAGGTTCCAAAGCCCAACGGGGGAAAGTTTTCCTCTCTGAAAGGAGGGGATTCGTGGTCGTTACCAAAGGTAACGGTTCGTTTTTATGATTGTGTAATTCAGTCATTAGG